TCTCCATCGACCAATAAAACATTAGACATTGCGTCTTTTACTATTATTTGTTAAACAATCAATCTTCTGTGTCTTCGTCAGGTATTGGTTCGAACTTGATGTCGGTTACACTCGACACCGTCTCTCCAAATAATTTACTGATATAATCAAGGTGTTCTTTGATGTAAAGTTCTCTTGATGTCTTTTCTTCTGCCGGCTCTTTTGCCTTCATAAAACCATGTGGTGTAACCATAATCTTACCGTCACCAAATTGAATACCGTTAACGTGATTTTTCATAACGGTAATCTTACTTCTTGTTGCGATAGTAATGGTTCTCTTATTCCTTGTGATTGGAATTTTAGTGGTTCCCGCATTTTTCTCGTTACCGAAACGGAATACCAATGTTGAGTTCAACCATACCGATTCACCACCTTTCGCTTTGATTTTCGGTTGTTCGTATGGGTTACTTGGTAATTCTACCCATGGTTGGTTTACAATTACAAGTGTATTTGTATGAGGTTTATCAGACCTTCTTGAACCTGAGATACGTTGGTTGATACCCATACCAATTTTATCTGATAGTACAGATGCATTGTGTTGTTTACCACCTTTACCTTCCCATGTCATCTTACAAGGTACTGAACCAACTGAATCCCACAAGAATAATAAATCATAAGGAATGTCGCCCTTTTCTTGTGCATCAATCATTTCATTGATGAAATCTGTGATTTGTTCGATGTATTCAAAATCATTTCTGAAGATGAAGTCACCTGTAAATGTAATTTCACCTGTTGATGGGTCAACTTCTTCTTGTACAGGAATACCCATAATATTTGCGTGGTCAAACGCAAACTTTTGTTCAGTAATAATGAACACAGGTAAGATTCCCTTTTTGATTGCATCAGCCGCTGCTGATAATAATGCAGTTGTTTTACCCGTATCTGAGTGACCTAAGAACATATTGATATGTCCAAGAGCAGGACCCGGTAAACCCGTTGCATCCAAAAACGCATCACCCAAATCCAAAAACCTATCAGGTTTGTAGGTCATTTTACTTGAGTACTTGGATGTTATACTCGAAATTGAAAAATCTTTTTTCTTAATTGCCATATTGATATTTTTTAAAAAGGAACACCCTCAAGGACAAAATGTCCAAGAGAGTGTCCTTGAGGTTTTTTAGAACGGTAAATCGTCATCAGTTTCTGCGTCGTCCTGAGGGTCAACCACAGGAGTAGCGGGTGAAACATTAGCCGGAGGTGGCATCAATGTGGTTTCTTCTTCTGAATTAGAAACCCATTTTTTGTTTTCTGAATCCCATTTAGGAACTTCACCTTTGGCAATCATTTCCAAGTACTCTTCAGGTTTTTTGGAATAAACATCAGCCCAAGTCAATTCATCATTAACCCATGATTGTGCGACACTACTATCTGTATGTAGTGGAGATGCATCTTCAGGGATGATGGATGTGATTGTGGTATACTCACGACCATTACCTGCTTTGGTTAAACCCAAAGTGATAATAAGGTCACGACCTGTGTTCATTTCGGTGATGTCACCTTTGTTTTTGAAAAGTGGGAAGATTTTGTCAAGGATTCCCTCTCCTTTACTGTTGTGTTTAAAACGCCAGAACTTTACTCCGTCCTGTTCGTTTTCTCTATCAATAACTTTTACAATGTAGAACTTACGAGCTCTGTATTGACGAGCAAGAACCTTATCTGATTCCAAACCTGTCATCATAAGTGCGTCGTATACCTCATTTAAAGGTGAACGCTTTCCTTCTTGTTTAGGGTCATATAGTTTAACCCAATTTCCATCTACTTGTACTTCGTGGTAATAAACTTCCTTAAAAGGAGAACCACCATCGGTAGTAGGGAGGATACGAATACGTTTTTCACCACTACGAGCACCTTTTGGTAAAAGGGTGGTGAAGTATTTCTTTAATCGGTCTTCTTGCGAAACCTTGTTTGCATTGTTGCCGCCAGCGGCTTGTTTGTTTTTTTCGTACTGAGCCAGTACTGCATCAAATGTTGACATAAATCTTAATTTTAAGTTGTTATAAGTAAAGTATAAGAAAAAAAAACCGGATTACAAAATCCGGTCTTAAAGTTTTTCAAAAATGTTTTGTGGAGTATTACTCTAATGTAAGAAGATACAAAAGTTTATTCAATAAACCAAGCATCTCGTCTTTTAAATTTAAAAGGTCAGTATCTCTTTTAGGGTCTAAGTCTTCTGAAAACTCAACTAATGCATCAACACAAACCGAAATCATATCTTTTGGGTTCATGTCTGATAAATTTATAAGTTTTATATTATTTGTTTCTTCATCTAAAACAAACCTTCCGTATTTTCCCATTGCGACTTCAACAAATTCATCTATTAAATCTGTTAAATCACCATAAGCATTACCAAATGCTTCGTGACGGGCAACTCCTTTAGTTTGCCAATGATTAATCTTTAATTGAAGATGTAAACCTAATAAGAAGTTTACTTTAGAAGCTAAATTCATCTTGTTCTTCGTTTGGGTTGAACGTGTCTCTTATTGTTTCTTGTGAATAATTTTGAATGTCGTCTTTTGTTAAAACATACTCATTCTTACCACTTGCTCTCATCTCACCTTGTTTTTGTGCGAAGAACTGTTGTGGGTTTTGGTTAAATGGGTATGAATCCAATGAACGCATTTGTAATCTTTCTTCAGGACTTGGTTCTTTAACTTGTTCGATTTTATTACCTAACTCGTCAATTTTAGCCATTACCATATCCATGTTAGCCAATTTCTGTTCCAAATCATTCAATTTGGTGAAGACATCATCCATTTTAGTTATTACTCCTTGGTGTTCACTCTTAGAATCGTCAAGGTCGTTCTTAATAGATTTGGTCATATTAACTAAATCTGTGATATCCAATTCTTCGGTATCAGATTCTGCCGGTACTTCAGGTGCCGGTGCTCCCATTTCAGGCGCGGCTCCTTCTGCCGGTGGTGGTAATTCACCTGCCGGTGCTTCCATTCCCGGTTCAGCCGGTGCTTCGGGTGCTGGAGGTAACTCCTGCTCGTTCATAAGTTTTCTTGCGTACTTATTGATTTGATTAAATCGAGCAACCTCTTCTAATAGTTTTTTTTCCAATTCCATAGTATTAATCTTGTAATAATTGTCTTCCGTCTTCGGTTATGAATTTTTTATTGATTCTTTCAACAATACCATCCTTACTTCTGATAATATAACATTCACCAGTTTTAAGGTCACACTCTTCTCTTTCCATACCATCGTTAGAAACGTTTCTTACGTTCTTCGGTGCCATGTAGTTGTTAAGAGCACTATTTAATTTTTCGTTGTTCATAGTATTTTCTTTTATAAATATCCAAGAAATGGTAAAATCCATGAAAAAACCACCGCTCTTATCAATAAATAACTCAAACAAGAAATATTCAACTGCCACATAATCATGGTTATTTCATCAACAATACTTTCTATTGGGTTTTTTCTTACATAGAAGTATCTAAAAAGAACTACCCACATTGAAATAGTTAGAAATGCGGTCAATGTCATGACATTTTGAAGTATATCACTTCACCTTCGTGGATACCTAATTCTGACATTAAAGCCGGTGACATACCCATACCATACCCATCTACTTTTGGTCCAACAGAAATTGGTCCCTGTACCGTAATGGGTCCGAGATTGACATCTAATTGGTAATTGGGATTAAGTGTCAACGTTTTATCATTCTTAGGGTTTTTAAATGTTGTTTTTGCGGTTCTAATCTTAGATGCACTTGCGGTACCAAGTTGGAACTTAGTATTATAGAACTTCATATTTGAACCACTAACATCTCCCCATTTAACCCCTTCTGCGATATTGAATGTCGTACCACTTTCAATTGGGTATTTTTCTCCACCCATTTTAACTACAACTGCCCTTAACCAAGTATCACCATTATCCACTTTTTGAATTGCGGGTTCATTATTGTATCCGTTATATGGTACACCAAATTCAGTAATACCCACCTTTGGTGTTGTTTTAGTAATCTCTTCACCCGGTACAGAAACTGAACCCATATCGGTGATATAAGATACACCATCGTAAACAACAGGTTTTTGTGTACCTGTTTTTGTTGACTCTTGTTGTTTAAGTATTGCCTTAGCTTTACTTGTCATTTTATCAAATAGTACACGGTAACTCGCGATAAAGGAATCTTTAGGGTCAGGTAATGACGTGTATGGGATT